AAAGAAAGGCCGTCCCCGGAAAGAGGGACGCCCTTGCGGTTTTGCTGCTGGACCCAGTCCTGTAACTCCTCCGTAAAATTGCAGTTATCCAGCCGCATGACGTCATCAGCCGTCATGCGGGTAGCGGCAATGATAAAGTGGTATTGCCAGGTGGCCGCTCCGCGCATATCCTGTTCGATGACGACAGAACCGGCAGGGAAGATCCCGTACCCCTCGGCGTCCGTCTCCAGCTGGTCGGTGCGCGCCTCCAGATCTTTCAGCGCGGGGCACTGTGCGAACAGGGCGCGGATATCGTTTAAAATAGCCATTATGGGCCTCCTAAAATGTTCCGGCGTTCATCCTCAATGATCCGGTCTTTTTCGGCAGCCATGAGGCGCTCAAGCCAGAAAGGACCGGCAAGGCGGTTAAACGTAGTGGTGTACCGGATGTCTTTGTTCGTAACGTGTTTCGGCTTGCGCCCGGCCATGACTTTCCCGAAATACAGATACTTGACCTGTGGGCCGCGGATGACGATGCGGCCGTTGGCCGGTTCCTGGCCTTGGGCTATGGCGTTCTCAATGCTGCTGTATGTGCGCTTGGGCACATACTTGGTGATGCGTCGTGCAACGTTTTTCACAAGATGCTGCTGGGCGCGTCCGCCTTCTTCAAGTCCCAGGTCCTTTACGAGGCCGTCCAGTTCCGGCAGCTTGACGTCAAGCTCCAGCATGCTCATTCCGTCGTCACCTCACAATGAGGCAGGCCGCCGAATGCACAGTGCACAAGGTTTTTGATGGTCAGGGGCTTGTCCGCAAGCAGCGCTTTTTTACTCTCCGTGTCCGTTACCTCGCCCAGACGCTCGCCACGGACGATGAAATCATGCTCCCGTTTTTCGCCCTTGTACTGCTCCGGAAGATCTTCCGAGATGATGACGGATGTGCCGTCGGCGTCCTCCTGCCAGAATACAGCAGGGCAGAAGATGCGCCTGAACCGGTACGGCCCGGTCTGCAGGTACAGCGTGCAGCTCGCATTCGGCGTCAGCATCCGCTCACCCCCCGGTACAGCAGCCCGCTGCGGATGGGGATATATTGGGCGGCGATACGCAGGCAGCGGCGCTCGAAGCTGCCGGATCGTTCGTCATCCTGCTGGATGCTGCGGCTCCATTTTCCCACGCTTTCGCTGGTCACTTTTCCGCCCGCCAGCACGGCCGTGTCCTGGGCGTGCTGGGCGTCTGCCAGCGCGCAGTGCGCCATGCGCACGCATTTCGCCAGCGTTTCGTCCTGTTCCCAGGCTCCGTCCTGCAGGCGGTCCAGCGTCAGGCTGTGCAGCATGTACTCCGCACGGGCCAGGCACCCCTCCACGTCCGCCTCCGAAAGTTTTCCGTGGTATGTGGAATAGTAGAACTCCTTGTCCGCTACCATGCGTATCCCTCCCGTGTATTACTCTGCAGCCGTCTCCGGCTGCTCACCGGGTACAGCCCCAGTCGGCTCGGCAGAGGGCTCTACCGCCGTCTGCACAGCCAGCAGCAGGTCCTGTTTCTTGGCCGCGCCCGTTACGTCGATGCCGTGCGCCGCCGCATAACTGCGCAGCTCCGTCACCGTCATGTCCTCCAGCGCCTTTTCCGGTGCCGGAGCAGGGGCGGGGTTTTGTGCTCCCGCTTCCGGTGCGGCCGTCCCGGCCTCCGGCAGGGAGGCCCCGGCCTCAACAGCCGGGGCGGCCTGTGTATCCTCATGAAAGGTCAAACCAACTGTCCTCATCGTTCTCAGCCTCCTGCTTCCGCCGCGTTATGCATGTAGATGCCCGCCAGCTTGTTGGCGTACACGTCCGCGATGCCCACGGTGCGGTAGCCGAACATGTGGCGATCGCCGTCCAGGTCGTCCTCCGGCCCTTTGATTTTGGGCACTATATGTTTCTGGAACTGGATCAGTGCCGAGGGGTGGATCACCATGAAGTTGATATTCTTCGCGCCGTCGGCCTTTTTGAAGCCGCCCGCCTCTTCGCCGCCGGTCTTGCCGTCCAGCAGGTCGATGGCCGTGTAGAACCGGGTCTGCGGCACCAGCGTCTTTGTAGCAAAGCGCGTCAGGATCTCACGGCTCTTCGTGGTGTCCAGGTCTGCGATCATGCCGTCCAGCGTCGGCGTGATGAACAGGTGGCGGTTTTCCGTGGGCACCTCATCTTCGTCCATCTTCGTGATGGCCACACGCAGCGCCGCCAGCACCGATGCGCCGTCCGGCAGATCGGCTGCGGTGGCTTTTGAAATACCGCTCTTGCCCGCGTAGGATGCGAAGCGGAAAGCGTCCAGTTCCGGCACCACCTTTGTGCGGATGAACTCGCCGGACAGACGGCTGAAGGCCAGCTTCGCGGTCTCCTCATTGTCCAGCGCGTCCACATAGAACTTGCGGCCGCGGTCGTAGTTGCATTTTACGGTCTCATTTGTCATGGTGACGTCGCCCTTGACGTACCCGTCGTTGCGGCTGTAGTCGCCCAGCCCCTGCATGCTCAGCATCGGCACGATCAGCTCGTTGGCGTTCGCGCCCTGCCGCGCCAGCTCCGCCGCGCCGTCCAGCTTGCTGGTCAGCGACGCCAGCTTGTAGATTTCGTCCAGGATGGGGACGAAGGTTTTTGCCAGTGCAATGTTGTTTGCCATATTGGTTTACCTTGCCTTTCTGTGTAGTGTGTGTGATACGGTCAGTCCACGGGCAGATCCGCAGCCTTGCGCATGGCGATTTCGTCGGCAGTATACTTTGCCGTGCCCGGCACAGCAGAGGTCCCGGTGCCGGATGCGGGCGCGGGTTCGGTCCCGGCTCCTTCCGGCGCGAACAGGTATGCGTCGCTTTTCTGTACGGCTGCGATGGCTGCCGCGATGTCCGCGTCCTGATTTTTACTGGACCGCAGAGCGTCAAGGTCCAGAGCGCCGCGCGCCAGCTTCGGGTTGTGCGCTTTTGCGTCTGCCAGCGCCTTGTCGATCTTCGCATCGAATGCAGCGGCCGCCAGCTTTTCGTCCCGGTCCTTTTCCGCCGCCTCCGCGCGCTGCTTGTAGTCCGCGATCTGCGCCTTTACCTGCTCCGCGTCCAGCCCTTCAAACTTACCGATGGCTTCGTTTGCAGCGTTCAGCTGTTCCTGCAGGCCGTCGGCACGCGCCGAAGCTGCGTCCAGGTCCGCCTTTGGAGCATACAGCTCGTTGATCTTCGCCTCCAGCTTTTCTTCCAGCTCCCCGGTGTAGGCGTCACCCAGCAGCTCTTTGGCAAATTCCAGTGCCATGTTTCGATCTCCTTCCTTTTGAATACAATATATATGTGCATAACAAAAGGACCCCCGTGAAGGGATCCTTCAGCTATCTTTTTATGGGCATTTTATGCCTGTTTTCACGCCGTTTAAAGCGGCCGTTATTTCCGTTTCTCCAGCAGCGCCAGTGTTTCCTCAATGGATATCGGTTCCGGCTGCGGATGCTTCTTGATGATGGCGTCGATGTCCTCGCCGTCAAATACGGCCCGCAGCTCGGCCACGTATTCTTCCACGCTTCCTTTGTAGTCGCGCAGACTGGTGAAATTCCGGCCGAACCGTTCCCGGTATTCCTTATGCAGAGCATCCGCGTTATATTCCTCCATATACTGGACTTCATAACTGCTCAAAAATCGTTCGCTGATAATCACCGGTTCCGCACCGTCGGGGCGTTTCTTGCGCCGTATTTCCGATTTGCTCACTTTGCGCGCCTCCTTAGAATAGAGATATATACGCCGCCCACAGCTCCGGCCACGCTGCCTTCACTATCTTCAGTTCCGGGCTGTTCTGTGCCTCCAGTACGAATAACTCCGCAAATATTTCCAGCGCCCGGTTATCTTCTCTGGCTGTCCAGTAGCTCTTCGAGTGTCCGCTTCCCTCAAATAGCTCGCCGCCGCTTAGAGCGGAAAAAATATCTTTCGTTGCGAGCTGTTTAATGGCGGGAGCGATTCTCCGAAACAACTCCATGCGTTCTTTCACATCCTGCACCGCATTTTCGATAGCCATTCGGAACCTGCGATTCTCATGTGACCGCATGTTCAGCACGTCGGCGCGGTGCGCCGTCTCGTGGAGTGCCACATCGTCAAAGTCCAGTCCATCGAAGCCCTCGGCTTTGGGGTTATACAAAATTGCATCCTCTGTTTCCGAATACGCAACGGCATGATGCAAGCCAGGGGCCATCCGGTACTCCGTGGGGTTGGCACGGTTGTAGTAGTCTAAGTACATCTTAACGCGGTCCGGTGCATCCGTCAACGTGTCGAGGTATTCCAGATGCCTGCGCCGGGCGGTGTCGATGTCCAGCGTGCCGTCACCACGCTTCAAGCTGCCCGCAGGCTGCGGCATTTCCAACGTGCCGTCCGGTTTCAGCACCCGGCCCAGCCCCGCCGCCCGCAGCCGCTCCGGCGCGGTGCGCAGCCCGGCCGCAGCCGAAAAACGCTTGTATTCCGCATTCAGCTGCCGTAGGAGGATGCGGCTGCTGCGCAGCTCTCCGCTGCCCAGCTTGCCCTCCTCCTGCGCCGCGGCAATACGGTCCTTGCACTGCCGGATGCTGTTCTCCAGCGCCTTCTGCTGCTGTGTGGCTTCGTACTGGGTGTAATGGCGGCCCTCGTAGGTGATGCCCTTCGCGTTTTCCCGCGCCATCTCCGCCAGCTGCTCATCCGTCCACTGGGGACTGTCCACGCCCAGCTTGATGGGCCAGGCGATGTGCTTGCAGCTCAGCGTGCCGATGCGCCGCTGCAGGCGGCTGTTCAGCCGCTTGTATTCCTTATCGCTGTACTGCCGCCCCTGATAGGGCTCATGGTCCGGCGCGCTGGCGCTGTGCGCGCTGATCTCCCAACCGTCGCACCCGCCGTCGTCGTGGTGCTTCTCGTTGATGGCCGTGGTCATTTCGCCCATCTTCGCCATAATGACGCGCTGGGCCATGAACTCCACGGAAAAAGTGCGCCCGTCCGAGCGGTCGACGGTGCGGATGCCGCGCTGCCACAGCCGCAGCGTCGCCCGCCGCACTGCTTCCTCCGGTGTCTTTGCGCCGCTGGACACCTGACGGAATACATAGTCCATCGTGCGCCGGTATACATCTTTAATAGGGTACACACGGCCGTCCACATCTGCCGCGGCCAGCTGGCCCAGCACGTTGGACACTTCCTTGCGCGTCACCTTTACATAGGCTTCGGCAATGTTCCGCAGGCTTTCATTTTCCTCCAGCGGCGCGGTCTTCTCCGCGGCCCAGCTCATGAGCTGATCCACCGCGTCGTTGGTGAGATCCGTCTGTCTGCGCAGCGTGTCCGCGATTACGTCGTCCGCGCCCGCAAGGCTTTTTGCCAGCAGAAGCTTGTATTCATCGCCAGACGATATCTGTCCGGCGGCGGTAATGCACCGGCACAGGTCGCGCAGCAGCTCTTCCGTGACGGGGCCGTAAACAGCGAGGATCAATTCCCGCAGCCCGTCGATCTCATCCGGTGTCAGTGCCATTATCTCACCTCAGCCCGGCCTGGGCGGTCAGCTGGACCATCTCCGGCATGTATTTTTCACGGATGGCCGCAAGGTCTTCCGGCGTCTCACTGGGCAGGTCGTATTTTTTTGCCAGCGCCAGCTCAGGCTTCAGCAGGCCGGCCTCCACCATCGAAAGCGTGTCGGCCCAGTCCTTGTCTGCGTCATACAAAACGCCGTTGCCCCAGCTCACGCTCAGCAGCTGCTCCAGGTCCACGGCCTGGGCGTCGCACAGCCCCAGCGCCTGGCCCCACAGGTCCGTGATGCGCAGCGTCTCCATCAGTGCATCGTACCACATCCGTTGAAGGTCCATGACCGACAGGCTGTAGTCGCCCTCGCTGCTGCTGATCTCCTTTGCCGTGCGTTCCACAGCCTCCACATCCGATAATATGCCGCGTTTCAGGCCGATGATATTCTCACACGCCTTTAAATAGCTTTGCTTGCGCCGTTCAAAGCTCTCATCCCGCAGCGTGGGGGAGAAGATGGTCATGCCCACGCTGGCGTCGCCGTCCAGCCCGACGAACACGTCGTCCTTCAGCCGCATCACGCTGCCCTCCGGGCCCGGCGTCATAAGCATATCCGAGCCCGCCACGATCCGGCTGCGTCCCAGCTCGAACTCGCGTCCCAGCTGGTACTCGTTTTTGTAGATGTTGTGGATCAGCTGCACCGCGCCCTCGTATACGCTCACGCCGTCCGGGCTTCCGTCCACGTTATTTGCCATCGGCAGCCGGATGTAGGTCATGCCCAGCCCGCCGAAGGGCACGCTGTAGGTGTGCTCCGGGGCCAGCGCCGCATACTGCGGCAGGCTGT